CCCTGTTGTGTATGGGGCTAAGAGCGGTTTTATGAAGTTTGTTGTGGGCGCCTTAATGGTGGTGGCGGTCATTTATACTGCCGGACTAGCTGCGGGGGCCGGCGGAATGGGATTTGGGACAACTATGTCTGCAGGTATGACTTCTTTAACAGGAGGAGGTCTACTGTCCGCAGAAGGAATAGCTATAATGGATATAGCCGCGGCGTCTTCCCTGCAAGTAGGTCTTGCAAAAATAGGGATGGGTATAGCTATTTCAGGTATAGCACAAATGCTTGCCCCTAAGCCCAGTCCGCCTTCTAGTAGTTCCCCTGTGGATAACGGGAGTTCTTACAACTTTAATGGCTCTGTTAACACTACTGCGCAAGGCGTGCCCGTACCTGTTTGTTACGGCAGATTGATTGTGGGAAGTGCTGTTATTAGCGCAGGAATAAAATCAGAAGATATAGGCTTCGTAGAGGAGGAGGCACCAGCATGACATACCCTGGAGATATAATAAGAGGTTCCGGAGGCGGTGGCAAGGGAGGTGGGGGCAAAGGCCGCCCTGCCCAAGAGGATGCAGATACCTTACACTCCTCGCAACATGCTCGAATCCTAGATGCAATTTCAGAGGGCGAGGTCGAAGGCCTGGCTAATGGGGAGAGAGGGATTTATCTAGATGAAACCCCTCTAATGGCGGAGGATGGGAGCTATAACTTTGAAAACGTCACCGTAGGTTTCAGAGAAGGATCTCAGTTTCAAGAGTATATGCCTGGGTTTGGAGGAGTTGAGTCTAGTACGCAAGTAGGTCTTACAATTAATAAGGATCTAGACACCTGCCCTCCTCAGGTAATTCACCAAGCAAACATGGATGCTATCCGTGTTACTGTGGCTTGCATGAATCTAACCACGCAGGATAAGGAAAATGGAGACATACACGGTAGCAAGGTTGAATTTGAGATATACCTTAAGTATGGCTACACAGGGTCTTGGGTTAAAAGAGCTGAAGGGATTTTTGAGGGTAAGACCACTAAGAAGTATACTCGTACATACCGACTAGAATTGGGCGAAAGTTACGAGTTAGGGGAGGAGGTTTGGATTCGAATCGACCGTATTACGGACAAGCCAGAGGATAGCTCTGAGCAGAACGAGATTATTTTTGAGTCTTATACTACCGTAATTGATAACAAGTTGTCTTACCCGAATACCTCTTATATAGGGTTAGCTATTAATGCAAAGCAGTTTCAAAGCATTCCTAAGCGAGCTTACGATATAAAAGGTATTAAAGTAAAACTGCCTAGTAATTATAATGGTTATGACCCTGAGACCTTACAAGTGGGAGACAACCTATACGAAGGGCACTGGGATGGTCAGCTAACTAAACTTGGTTGGACAAGTAACCCTGCCTGGATTTTTTACGACTTAGTCACCAATGAGAGGTACGGACTAGGTGGTTATATTAAAGGCACTCAAATAGATAAGTGGACCTTATATCAAGTTGCTAGGTACTGTGACTCTGTTAACGAGGACGGAGACTTTGTAGGGGTTAAGACAGGCTTCCGTGATGCAGTTACAGGGGAGGACATGTACGAACCTAGGTTCGCTATGAACCTTTATATACAGCAACAACAAGAGGCTATAAAAGTAATACAGGATATAGCTTTTGCCTTCAGAGGTTTAGTATACTGGGCAGCGGGGCAGCTTGTGCCTGTACAAGACGCGCCTAAGACAGCTTCAAAACTCTTTTCAGCTGCTAATGTAATTGATGGTGCCTTCCAATATACAGGTACCGCTCAGAAGGCTAGAAAGACTGTTGCACTAGTTTCTTGGAATGACCCCGAGGATATGTACCGTGCTAAAATGGAGTACGTTGAAGACCGCGAGGGGATAGATAGGTACGGTATCCGCAAGACAAGTATAACAAGTTTTGGATGTACGTCCCGAGGACAGGCTCATCGTATAGGGTTGTGGACTTTGTTCACGAATAGGCTTGAAACAGAACTTTTAGCTTTTAAAACGGGAATTGAGGCAGCTGCGCTGCGTCCTGGAGACCTAGTATTGATAGCAGACCCAACTCGCGCTGGAAAGCGCCTAGGGGGTAGGACTAAGGTAGTAGAGGAGTCTTCAAAGACTAGGGTATACCTGGATGTACCTTTCACTCCTACTGGTGGGGTAGATTATACTTTAAACATTCTTCACTCTGAGGAGGCTTGTGTATACCCGCAGGAAACTTCTCCTGGTGTACCTCATCATAGTGCCGGGCAGATGTACTCTCCTAGTAACCCACATGAGTTAGTACCTGCAGAGGCTTGTATATCTGATGGGGGCCAATGGAACCCCTATTTATTTAATGAGTCTTATAAAGTAGAGCCAACTCCTTATGAGGAGACAGAGTACTTAGAAATACCTGCGGAAGATAGGATAGCTACTGAAGGTACTGGGCTGGAGTCAAACCCTTTTTCCATATATGACTCTTCAGCTAACTTTACAGAGAAATATTTAGGTAGAAGTATTGAAAACAGCACCACGGGTGATATGTCTACTGTATCACAAATTATTTCTCCTACAGAACTACATGTGGAAGTCACTGGTTTCGCCTCTGAGGGTGACCTTATTAAGTACCATCATGCATTATCCTACCTACCTAAAGCGGACTTTATGTACTTACTAGAGGAAGTGGGAGTAGTTGACGCCCAGGAATGGCGAGTTCTTGGAGTTGCTGAAGTTAAGAAAAACGAGTTCGCTGTAACTTGTATGGAGTACCAAGAGGATAAGTACCGCATTATTGAGGAGCGTTTAGACTTTGAAGAGTTAGATAGTAGACATATTAGTTCTATACCTAATACGTTAAAGGCCACTCCTCCTCCTGCGGATGTTGATATTGATGAAGCACTATATAAGTCTTCTGATAGTTCCTTAAAGAATAAAATGGTAGTTAGTTGGAGGGAGCCAGATAACTTCCCTTATATCAGAGACTACTTAGTGCAGTATAAGCCAGAGGGAGGGAACTGGGTTACTGCAGGAGTTACTGAGTTTACTACCTTAGACATTTTAGATGTCCCTGCAGGTACTTACACTGTTAGGATACGAGGTACTAGTGTTTTATTGGATAAAAGCTCTAGCTTTACTAAGGCGACTAAAACACTCGTAGGACTAGTAAGGCCCCCGGCTTCTGTAACACAATATTGTGCCGGGTACTCCTACGCGAGGACTGCTCTAGAGTGTACCTCTCAAGGAGCTTGCTCACAAACAGATGCGGGGTTCTCGGTTAACTCCCAAAGCATTTGTGAGGGGTTAAGGCCTTTAGACCCTGATACGGGGGTCTTAGTAGCTGATGAGGATACCTGTGTCAGTACTTTAGGACACGCTTGGGTGGGGGGAGTCTGTCAGGGCAGGTGGCAGTCTGATGGTAATACCTGGGAGACTAATAATAACAATTTCGTGGGTGTATCCGACTTTAAGCTAGGTACTAGCCTTAGATGGGAGCCCGTGCCTGATTTAGACTTAGCAGGATATGAGCTGCAACAAGGCCCTACCTGGGTATCTCCCGACGCCTTAACCTCTATTGATGTTCTAGAGGGAGGAGTGGGTTACTCAGTAGGGGATTCTATTGCAATCACTAGTACTACAGGAGGCTCAGGAGCAGTAGCTGAGGTACTAGCTGTGGACGTGAATGGTAGTATACTCACTGCTCTTGCGGAAGATAAGATGCCCCTAGGCACTAAGGTAATTGTAGGGGGTTCCGGATATAAAGCTGGAGCTGTAGAAGCTGTAGCGGCTAATGGGACAGGAGCTGTATTTGATATTGGGTCTGACAACGTAGGCTGTTGTAAATGCCGTTGTGTAGACAATAAACTGCTTATTAGAGAGAACTCTTTATCCTTTGGAATTGATGGAGGGTACTATCTGCCTGCAGGTGTACACACCTTTATGGTTAAAGCGGTAGATAATAGTGGTACATATTCCAATTATATAGGAGAGGTGTCTCTTGAAGTAAGCAGTCCTGATCCTGTGACTAACTTAACCTACTCTTTCGTAGGTGGTAATGTTTTACTAGAATGGGAGCCTCCTGTTTCTAGTTTTTACGCAGTCAAAGACTACGACTACGTCTACGGAAACGCTTGGGACTCTGAATCAAGTACTAGGGTGCATGTTAGTTCAAACAATGCAAGTATTAGTGTAAACTGGGGAGGTACTCGTACTTACTGGGTTACCCCCGAGGACCTTGCGGGTAATTTAGCTGTTCCCGTAAGTGTAGAGATAGAGATATTTAACCCTGGTTGGAGTACTTCGGAACCTATTTCACACAATATCAATAAGTTAGGGGTAGCCTCTTTATCTTGGGAGGTCCCTACAGAAGGTTCCTTACCTATCTCTAACTACGAGCTTAGGTACGGAGGAAGTACAGGGGACACTGCTACCTTAATTGGTTTAGTTAAAACTACTACGTACTCAGAGCAAGTATCCTGGGGACCTACAAGTAATGAACCTATAAGAGTATTCTGGGTTCGAGCTATTGATAGTGCAGGTAATATGAGCGAGTGGCAGCATCATCAAGTAGAAATTCGAGACCCTCTAGATCTAAAAACTTTAGACTACTCTTTAATAGGTCCGGACCAAGTGACTACTTGGACGAGCCAAGGAGTAGGCGACGAGGCTTACGATGAGAACATAGAATATTTATTACCTGTCGCACATTGGGAAGTACGAAGGGGTGCTAACTATAGTTCTGCCTTTGTTGTATCGGCTACTAAGTCTTCTCCTAGATATTCTGAGAAAGTAGAGTGGGGTGATGGTACTTCGGAGACTTATTGGGTAACTCCTATGGACTCCGCAGGGAATAAAGGGCCTTCTTCGAGCCTTCTAATTACAGTAAATAACCCTTCTATACCTTCTACAGTTTCTTACTCTATATCAGGTAACACTGCTACAATTTCGTGGGTGGCACCTAGTGCTGATTTAGATATTGTAGAATACGAGTTACGTAGTGGAGCAACTTGGGACTTTAATTTAGACGGTTCGGGTAATATGGCTATTACAAAGGCTTTAACCTTGAACCACACACTTAATGTAAACTGGAGGCCTTACGACCCTGATAACAATATTGATGATATATGGTTTTTTGTTCGCGCAATTGATTCTGCAGGTAATTATTCAGACGCTCCTGTCACTACTGTACATCCCGAGGGCTTAGGATATACCCACGCTAAAATTAATCAATTGGGTCAAGTAATAAACTTACGTAGTTCTTTTGTAGGTATAATGGTATTACTAACTTGGACGGCTCCTACTCTTGCAGGAGATGCTCTTAATAATTATCTGCCTGTTGACTTCTATGAAATCAGAGATGCTACAGGGGCTGTACTTAAAACTACGAAGTCCACTTCTTACTCTACCCCCGTTGACTGGGGTGCAGGGTTAAATAAAGAGTTTACAGTAGTAGCTAAGGATATGGGAGGAAACTATGGAGTACCTGTGGATATAGATATCGCAGTGACCCTTCCAGACGCCCCTAGTTCTTTAAATACCACCGCTGTGGATAATAATGTACTGATTAGATGGCCTAGTGCTTCTAATCCTGCTAAACTTGATATTATTAGTTATGAGGTTAGGAGGTGTCCAGATGGAAATCCTTCTTGTTCTTCAAGTAACTGGGAGGCTTTATCTCCGGTATCTTCTACGGCAGGTATGTTTATATCGCATTTAGAGACCACAGGAGGTGCTTTTAAATACTGGTTAAGAGCCACGGATTCTGCAGGTAACGTTTCCGAAGCTATAAGTTCAATAGTGTTGGTCTCAGAGCCTCCTGACTTTATTTTGAAAGAGGATAGGTTATCCACTTTAGATGTTAGCGCACCTAGTAGTTATGAAGGCGAAGAGACCACTATAGAAACAACCGGTATACATAAAGGGGCTGTGTCTGCGTTCCTCCCTGTAGATGATTCTGAGACTTGGTCTCAACATTTTACTACTAATGGATATAATAGTCCTCAAGAGCAGGTAGATGCAGGTTTTGAATACTTCTTGGAGCCCTCCCAGACTTCCGCAGATTTTTGGCAAAAGTGGGATTTAGAAGTGTTGCTAAATCCTAGTTCTATACAAGTAGGTATTGGACTAAGAGTGTTAACAGGCACCGTTATACCTTCTACTACCATATACTATAGTGACTCAGACCCTGACGGAACTTCTTTAGAGAATACCGCTGGGTGGAATACTGCTTCAGGGTCTTCTACTATGGCAGGGCAGGCATTTAGGTATCTAAAAGTCCATACCGCCTTTAGTACTTCCGATGGAGGCTTGGCTGCTCTAGACGAATATAGAGTTAAAATAAGTCTTAAAAATATTACAGATTCTGGCACTACAAGTATATTAGGTACCTCAGGTCTATGTAATGAACTAAACTCAGGAGAGGAAGGAGCTCCTATGTATTATTTAGATGAATTAGGGCTAACACAACAGCCTGATAATGATATGGTTTTATGTTTAAGTGAAGGGGGCTCTTGGTATCCTACAAAGGATGGTATGAAGGTAGTTAGAGTTTTCTTTAATAAACCTTTTAAGGATATCAACTATTTAAATACTTCGTACAAAACAGAGCTGGATGGGGAGGTAGTACCTTCCCGGTTCACTATATACGATTTCGAGGATGTTCCCAGCCCTTCTTTCTTTTATGCGTATATACTAGATAAAAATGATTACGGGTCTATTTCGGACCCTACAAAATCTTTTAATGGAATTTTAACTTGGAATAGTAGAGGAGTACAATAATGGCAGCAAACTGGAGTAAACCCACCCTAGATTCTTTATACACGGTATTTAGGGATGAGTTAATAGAGAGAGCGGATGATCACGCAAAAATGTTTAATAGTACTAATACCACTAACCTACCCCCGGGGGTAGTTAAGTGGAACGGTTCCGAGAATAAGTTCGATATAAAAATTCCTGCTGGCTGGGAAGACCTTAGTACCGAATATAAGATAAATGTAGAGAAACTAGGAGGGTTGACCTCTTCTGAATATACTAACACTGCTAGCTCCCAGAATATTACAGGGGCCAAGGTATTTACTAATAATACAGAAATTCAAGGTACTACTACTTTAAGAGGAGACGTCGTTTTAGGGGACTCTGCTACTAATGAAGTTACCTTTAATGCGAAAGTAAAAAACACTACATTTTCTGGGGATGTTACTTTGGAAGGGGTTAATACAGACCTAAGTGTAGGAGGAAACTCCGCTCTAGGAGGGACTTTAAGCGTTTCAGGAAACTCCGCTCTAGGAGGGACTTTAAGTGTGTCCAGTAACTTTTCAGTTAATGGCAACACTACTCTAGGTAACGCTAGTTCCGATACTATTACGTTAACTGGAACAGTAGGTGCCACGACTTTCTCTGGGGATGTTCACTTATCGGGTACTTCTTCAGATCTAGATGTAGGAGGCGCAATCACAGTTGCGGGAGCCACTACCTTAAATGGTAATGTTAC